GCAAAGCCTTTTTTTGCACTTTACTTTTGAAAGAGGATGGGTCGTAAGTTAACAGACATCAAGACTTTAGAGAAGCGAGGGAGTTGGCGGGCCAAACTGAAGAAAAAAGAGCAAGCCCCAAGGCCCAAAAGACGGAAACGGCGAAAGCCATCCAAACAAGACTCAAAAGCGCTCTTTGATATAATAAAATTGATTCCAGATTATGACCCGTATTATAAGGCGGAGGATTATCGATTTGATGCTGATGTTGGGGCTGACGCTATTGACTTTTTTCAACAAAAGCTGGCCCACGTCAAGGGGGAAAAGACTGGTATGGCTTTTATTCTTGAGGATTGGGAGAAGGCCATAATCGCCAATCTGTTCGGCTGGAAGCATAAGAAAACTGGGCTTCGGAGATATCGGGAGGCTTTTATTGAGGTCGCCCGAAAGAACGGCAAAACCCCCCTTGCTGCCGGAATAATCACTTATTTACTCTTTGAAGACAATGAACCTGGGGCCGAAATCTATGGTGCGGCCTCGGAATATAAGCAGGCATCACTTGTGTTTTCCTGGGTTTGGGGCTATCGCAATCAAGAAGAATCGCTTTATGAACAGTCGAAGGTCTTTAAGGGTCAATCGAAGTCGTTAGAAATTGGTGAACCAGGAACCCTGAATTACGGCATATATAGGGTCATTAGCTCTGATTCCTTTTCTGCTCACGGGTTTAATACGCATGGGGCCGTTATTGACGAACTGCACACCCAGCCAAATCGGGAATTGGTGGACGCCCTACTCACCTCTATCGGGGCAAGGCGGCAGCCGTTAATTGTTTATATTACAACCTCTGATTTTGAGCGGGAAGGCTCGATTTGCAACGAGAAGGAAGATTATGCTAAAAAGATTCGGGACAAAAAATCTGATATAAATGACCCATCCTTCTTGCCGGTGATATATGAGGCATCCATAGATGACGATTGGATGAATCCCGAAGTTTGGAAAAAGGCCAATCCCAATTTAGGTGTGAGTGTTTCACGGGAGTATTTGGAACGTGAATGTAGGCGGGCACAAGAAACGCCGACTTATGAGAACACTTTTAAGCGGCTGCATTTGAATATCCGAACTCAGCAGGATGTTCGATGGATGCCGATGAAGGCTTGGGATGCTTGTGATTTGGCGTTTAAGGAAGAAGAATTGGCGGGGCTTGCCTGTTATGCTGGATTAGATATGTCCAGCAGCCGCGATATTTCAGCTTTTGTTTCTGTTTTTTGCAAGAGCGGAAAGGTTTATGTAATTCCCCGATTCTGGATTCCGAAAGAAAACGCAATAAAACGAGAACGGACTGATAAGGTTCCGTATTTGACTTGGGTAAACCAGGGCCTTATTAAGATGACGGAAGGCAATGTGGTCGATTTCGATGTGGTGCGTGCGGACATAAACGAATTTGGCAAGCGATTCAATATCAAGGAAATTGGTATTGACCGCTGGAATACCACACAGATTACTACACAACTCGCTGGGGACGGTTTTGAGACAGTTCCTTTTGGCCAGGGTTTTGCCTCGATGTCCGCACCGTCCAAAGAATTAGAACGACTCGTTCTCGGGGGGGGGCTGCGGCATGGGGGTCATCCGATTTTACGTTGGATGGCCTCTGTGGTTGCGGTCGAATTAGATGCAGCAGATAATATAAAACCTTCTAAAAAAAAGAGTACCGAACGAATAGATGGTATTGTAGGCTTAATTATGGCGATAGGCCGAATGATAGCCCAGCCGGAAGCGAAGGAATCGGTTTATGAAAAACGGGGCGTGTTGACTGTGTGAAAGGATAAGACAAATGGCACACGCAGAGAACTTTTCTGATTGGTTTAAGCAATGGCAAGTTGAGGTGGAAATCGGCCAAATAGATAAATTTCCTTGTCCCAAATGCGGCGAGGACTGGCTCTATGACTGGGAGAAACTGTCCTTATTGAAGGATTTTCTCGCCAAACAGAAGATATGGCGCTGCGCCAAGTGCAAAACAATATTTTCACTTACGAAATAAACACTTCTTAACTTTACTCGGCAGAGGAGGGAGAGATTGAAAATATTTGATAAAGCGGCTGCGTGGTTCGGCTATGAGAAAAAAGCCGAAGGCCGTAGTCCTTGGGACAACTTTTGGTACACCGACCCGCAAACCGGATTCCGAATGCCGCAGGCAATGTGGTTTGGCGTTACGCCGGACAGTGCGATGCGGGTCGCAGCGGTATTAGCATGCGTAAGAGTGTTAGCCGAGACGATTGCTTCATTGCCACTACATATTTACCGAAGGTTGCCGAATGGGGGTAAGGAAAAAGTACCCGACCATCCATTGTATAATCTTTTACACCTTCGGCCTAATCGCTGGCAGACGAGTTTTGAATGGCGGGAGATGCTTGAAGCGCACTTGGCCTTACGGGGTAATGGGATTTGTGAAAAGATACCGGGGCCAGGCGGGACTGTAAGTCAGTTAATTCCCTTGCATCCTGATGGATTCAAAAAAATTGAACGGCTTGATAATGGTGTTATTCGATATACCTATCAATCGCCTAATTTTTTTAATCGGCCGGTAAATGCTGAGGAAAGAATTTTACACAGTAACGATGTTTTTCATCTCAGGGGCTTATCCTCGGATGGCATTGTAGGCCTGAGCGTTATAGCTTTGGCTGCCGACACAATTGGATTATCGAAAGCGGCAGAACTATTTGGCAGCAAATTCTTTTCTAAGGGCGCAAAAGCCAGTGGCGTACTTGAACATCCTACGTCTTTAAGTCCAGAAGCTCATAAAAATTTGCAGCAATCTATAAACACACAAATGAGCGGAGAGAATATACACAGTCCCTTGATTTTAGAAGAGGGGATGAAATGGACGCAATTAAGTATTGCACCCGAAGATGCTCAGTTTTTGGAAACGCGGAAGTTTCAAGTAACGGATATTGCAAGAATTTTCCGTATTCCCCCGCACATGATAGGAGATTTAGAGCGGGCCACATTCACTAACATTGAGCATCAGTCGCTGGACTTTGTAATCCATACTATACGGCCCTGGCTTGTGCGTTGGGAACAGGTGATCAGCAGGGACTTGATTACCGATGACGAATACTTTGCCGAATTTCTTGTTGATGGTCTTTTGCGCGGCGATACTAAATCGAGATTTTTGGCTTATGGTAAGGCAATAACAGATGGATGGTTAAACCGCAACGAAGTCAGGGAATTGGAGAATAAAAACCCGCAAGAAGGACTGGATGAATATTTAGTGCCATTGAATATGGCCCCTGCGGGGGAGAAAAAAGAGGAGAGACAAAATCAATCCAAGATATTCAATACTCTTTTTAATGATGCAGCGGAGCGGATGGCCAATGCAGAAATTAGGACTATAGAAAACAGGATTGATAAGGCCGCCGAGGACAGGGAGAAATTCAATAAATGGATTAAGAGCTTCTATAAATCTCACACGATTTATATAACGAAAGTTCTTGCGCTGCTAAGTGAAGTTCTATGGGAGGAAACAGGCGAGAGCCTGCCGCTGGAGGCAATAGTCCAAGAACTGACCATCGAAGGTATTGATGCCTTTACAAAGGGCGACCCCGTTGATTCGTTGGCGGCCTGGAAAGAATCGAGAAAAGAAAATATTGTAATTATGTTAGAGGAGGCGACAGATGCCTTATCCACAGGAACATGCTTGCCGATTAAAAGACCCTAAATTATTTCAATCAGACAGTTTTCGCAGGGGTGAAAGAAACCATAACGGCAAGAAATATTCAGTCATCTTTGGTAGATTAAAAGGCAAAACAAAGATGACCGAACAGGCATATCGTTATAATAAGAAAACTTGGAGCGCATCAGAGGCGGGGGCGCATTGTCGTTCACATAAAGGCAAATTCGAGGCGGCCCAAGAAGAAAAGAAAAGCGAAGCTGCCAAAGACAATAAGTACAATTGTGAATGTATAGAGTGCGGCCACAAGATAACTTCGGATGAACATTGTGCCGACTTGAAATGTTCTGAATGCGGCGGGCAAATGAGAAGGGTTGAGCGCCCGGGGCCAGGCAAGGACAAAAAGAAAGGCAAATATTCCAATGTCCTTACGGCCGTTTATGGTGCTGTTTGGGCAATTATGCCCGAAAAACTGCAAGCCATACTTGATTTTATAGACCTCAAAGTTATAGGGACGATTACTGCGGAAGAAATTGAAAGCATTACTGCAAAGGCGCCAACAAAATATAAGAGTGTAAAGGGCAATATCGCAATCCTGCCTTTGTTTGGTGTGATTTCGCAGCGAATAAATATGTTAACTGCAATTTCCGGGGGTACTTCCGTTGAACAATTCGGCGCATCTTTTGACGAAGCAATATCAGATAAGAGCATTGGTGCAATAGTTTTGGATGTGGATAGTCCTGGCGGCGGTGTATATGGGGTTCAGGAGGTAGCGGAAAAGATTTATAACGCAAGAGGTCAAAAACCTATCGTGACCGTAGCAAACAGTCTTAGTGCTTCTGCCGCCTATTGGATTAGTTCTTCTGCCGATGAAGTTGTAATGACGCCCAGTGGAGAGGTTGGTTCAATTGGTGTTTTAGCGGTTCACACAGATGTTTCCGAGGCCGATAAGATTCTTGGCCTTAAAAGAACAATGGTCAAGGCCGGAAAATATAAGACCGAAGGCATCCCATACGAACCACTTGAAAAAGAAGGGTTGGCATATATACAGAGTCGGGTTGATGACTATTATGACATAATGACTTCGGATATTGCCCGCAATCGGAACATTACTCAATCAAAAGTAAAATCCGGTTTTGGAGAGGGGCGGGTAGTTGGTGCAAAACAAGCCAAAGAAATGGGGATGGTTGACCGTATTGCAACTTTTGAGCAGGTGATAACACGCTTAACAACCAAGTCTAAACCAAAACGCTCTAAATTTGCTATGCGTAAAAAATTAGAATTAGGATAAATCTGTACGTTTTACTCGGCAGGGGGGACGGCGGAGAAACTTTAACATTTTAGGGGGGAGTTTTCAATGAATAAAAGACTTGCAAAATTGCAAGAGGAACACGCTGCGCTTTTAGCTCAGATGAGGGAATCGCTCGATTTGTTTGATAAGGAATCACGCGAACCAACAGAGGATGAACAAACAAATTATGAGGAGCTTGAAGCAAAAGTTGAAGCTCTTGCAATAAAAATCGAACAAGAAAAGAAGTTACAGGAGAAAGAGTTACAGGCGAAGGTCGTTCAGGTCGGACTGGATAATACTTCAGATGATTTGGGCAATCAGATTGATTCACAAACTGAAGGTTTTGAAAAAGACCCGAAATGCGGATTCAAAGATTTTGGTGCCTTTGCACTTGCAATTCAAAGGGCTATGACTCCTGGTATGGAACAGATAGCCGCCGATATGCCAAAGCTCAATTATCTTGCTGCCGCTTCTGGTATGCAGGCGGCGGTTGGCAGTCAGGGCGGTTTTCTTCTACCGCAAACTTTCAACTTGGCAATTTGGGATGGTATGCACAAAGACCCAGACAATCTTATGATGATGTGCGATAACTATACTGTCGAGGGCGAATCTTTGACATTTAACGCCAATGCCGAGACAAGTAGGGCAACGGGTTCACGCTATGGGGGAATCCAGGCATATTGGTTGGCCGAAGCGGCAGAAAAGACGTCCAAGAAAGTAACATTCCGCCAAATAAAAATCGAACCAAAAGAGCTTGGTGTTTTTATTTATGTCACTGATAAGTTGCTTCGGGGTTCTGGTATTGCTTTGTCGCAATATCTTACAAAGGCTGCAACCGAGGAGATTGGCTTTTTTGTATCCGATGCCATTATCAATGGCAATGGAGCAGGCCAACCATTAGGCATTCTTAATTCCGGTGCGATAGTATCGGTTGCTAAAGAAACTGGTCAGGCAGCAGCTACGGTTCTGACGGAGAATATCGTCAAAATGTGGGCGCGCTGTGATGCCAGAGCTCGCAAAAATGCAATTTGGTTTATTAACCAGGATATTGAACCACAACTGTTCACAATGACCCTTAATGTCGGTACTGGCGGAGCTCCAACTTATCTGCCAGCGGGCGGACTTAATGTATCGCCTTATGCGACACTGCTTGGACGTCCCGTAATGCCGATTGAGTATTGTGCAACACTTGGCACAGTTGGCGATATTATCCTTGCCAATCTTAAATATTATTGCCTTGGCACTAAAGGCGGTGTGATGTCGGATATGAGCATCCATTTGAGATTCGATTATAACGAAACCGCATTTAGATTTCTATTTGAGGCAGATGGCCAGACTTGGATGGCCTCACCAATTATACCTTACAAGGGTGCTGCCAAGACGCGGTCGGCATTTGTTTCCTTGGCAAATCGTTCATAATAAGAAAAGGAGGAAAGAATATGAGTAATATTTGTTTACCAGAACAATTCAAGATAGTGCAGGGCAAGTCGCCCATCACTACGAATACGGCCGTGACCGGCGATTATGTTTCTCTGAAAAACGTACATCGCGCCTGGGTCATTTTTAACTTTACCCAAGCTGCTGCTCACGCAACAGTTGCCAGTTTGCTGCGGTCTACAGCAGTTGACACGTCCGGTACGGCGGTAACAGAAAGTGTCAAAATTTGGTGCAATGAGGATACGGCCACAAGTGATACGCTTGTAGCGGCAACGGATGCGGCTTCAGAAACACTTACGGCGGATATTAAAAACAAAATGGTTGTAATGCAGATTGACCCGGAGCTTTTAGCTGCGACTTATGATTGTATTGCAGGCTACGTTGCGGCCAGTTCTGAATCGACCAACTTTGTTTCAATGACTTACATTTTAGAATATCGTTATGCCCAGGCAACACCGCCTACGGCGATAACTGATTAAC